CGGATATTATCGTGAATAATAAAAAACATAAACATCGTACACCGAACAGCACTCGGGCATTTATGATTAAAAATGATTATGCCATCGCCGGAAACGGAACGGCGTGGGACGGAATTGATGCCTGCCTGGAACGTTACGGATTTAAAGTAACACGTCACGACAACATGACCTCATTTTTTAAAGAAATGGAAAAGGGTAATCGCTATGCCATCATTCTTTTCCGCGGCGGCACACGAGGCGGCGTCACATGGACTTCTGGCGGGCATTATTTAGCGGCATCCGCATACAAAAAGAAAAACGGTAAACATTATCTGTATATGCGCGATCCGGGCTCTCGAAGAAATGATGGTTGGCACTGCTATGAGACTACCATGAGAGGCCTGATAAAAGTCCTGTGGACGTGTTATTTGCCGTCTCAAAAGACCGCAAAAAAGAAAAAAGTAACAACCCCGAATTATAAAGTTGAAAAAACCTACACCTTGCAGGGCAATCGAAACGTCCGGAAAGGTGCCGGAATAAAATATAAAATCAAAAAAGTCAAAGACCTTACAGCCGACGGAAAGAAAAATGCTACAAAGAAAAAAGGAACGGCTAACGCAGTACTGAAAAAAGGCACGAAAGTGACCGTACAGAAGATCAAAAAGAACGGCAGTTATATCTGGCTCAAAATCCCGTCTGGATGGATTTGTGCAAAATCAAAATATAAGGTTTGGGTCAAATAACTACATCGAAGTTGATCTATATCATTTCGCCCCGGGAGACCGGGGCTTTTTATATATAGAAAAAAACAGAGGAGACATTCAATGAAAAGACTCAGTGGAGCGGTACGCAAACTTTGATTACACCGAAAGGAAGAGAAACTTTCCGGTTATTGATTAAGAGCTAAAAGAAAAAATACGCCCCGTAGCTTCGGGGCGTAATGCTTATTCATCAATAACCTTGTCCACCAATAAGGTGTAACGGATTGGGAATGTATCCCCACTAGAGTATTCAACATTTACATAATAGTCTTTCCCTTTTTTGAGAACATCATCGGTTTCAGCAACATTGCTTCCACTTCCTAAAATATTCTCATTGCTAGTAAATATTTTTATAAATACATATTCATCTCTCGTTCGATTTTCTGCCGTAACTGAATAACGGGCAGTTTGGGAAGGAGTAAATACATAAGTGTTTTTTTGATCGGTATAGCGGATTGTGCCACTAATCTTTCTAGTTACAGTTTTTATCGAATCAGGAATTCCAATATTCAAGTCATAACGAATTTCATCGACTGAGGACGAAGAAGTTATTTTGATTTTATATTTGCTTCCACTATCTAACGATACAGTAACACCATTTGAGCCGCTCCCATCATCAATAGGGCTATCATTCTTTCCGAAAATTTCTATATAAAGAGATTCGTCAGCCGTGCGATTATCCAAATCAAGCCGATAGGTTCCAGAACGCGGAGCAGTAAAAGTATAGTAGTTCTCTTGTCCAATATAAGAAATTTTATCACTATAAGAGGTTATAGAACTTAAGTCTACAACTGGGTTGGGTGAACCAATATTAAAAGTATAAGCAGTTAATTCAGAACCACCCGTTAATTCGATACGGTAATACACCCCAGCCTGTAATTCTACATTGAGTGAATTATAACCACTCCCATTTTCAACTGGACTGTTATTTTTTCCAAAGATCTCTATGTAAATATCATAATCTAAGGTACGATCCCCTACCTCAAAGTAATGAATTCCTGAAACAGTCGGCCGATAAGCATAGACGATGCTTTGTTCTTCGTTTTTTGTAGAACCAGAGATACTGTGTTCACCGCTGATATCTTTCATTTGTGATGGTGGAGAGATACTTAAAGTATAAGATGTGTCATCAGCGATTCTGTCAACTTTGATCAGATAACGGGTATTTTCTTCTAATATTGTATAAATAGAGTTTGTTCCACTGCTATCATCATTAATTTTGTTTTTGTCCGTATCCAGGACTTGTACTGTGGCTTCCGCATTTGCATCCATATCTTGTAACGTAAATGAATACAAGCCGGATTCTTTTGCCTTGTAATAATAATAATCTTCAGGATTATCATTTGATAGGAAACCTTCAGCAGAGTTACCCTTGATAGCAACAGGAGTATTGTCCGGTTCACTATTGGTCGGTTTATTAGAATCATCATTATTATGAACTATGGAGATTATAAACTGAAACAAAGTAATCCCGCCGTCTATTTTTACCGTGTTGCCAATCACAACTGAGAAAATTGTCACTGAAATTGTAATAGTGATGCCAAAAATTACTTTAAGTCTAAATTTTGTTAATTTCATAATGCGAAATGACTCCTTTCTGCAAACTATTAGATATAAAACGGTTAATTTGCAAGAAAAGACGCCTGCCCTTGCCAGAATGAAAAAGATATGATAGACTTATAGATGCTTGTCCGGCAGGGCAAGAAATAGGAGGTACAAATTGAAACGAAGTTGTAGAAAAATCAATTTGTAAACAAAACGAGACGAGTAGAACGGCCATTCTCTCGTCTCGCTTTATCTTTGGTTTGAATGCTCCCTTCCGTACTTTTCTTATCTACCGTAAGGATAACATATCCAGTTTTTTTTGTAAATAACAAAAAAATCATTGTAAAGACAACATTCTTAAAAGCAAGAGTGCTGTATATTTTTTGAGAATTTTCTATGAGTGAAATATCAACAAAATAAAAGGGTATAGGTAGGGAAATCTCAAATATTAAAAATAGGCATCCATACAATCTACTAAAGATAAATTTTTTTTAAAGAATGGTATAATCTTACAAACGGTTTGAAATCATGAAAAGTAAGACCCAAAAAGTGATGAATAAACTGATTTAGAGCGGAACTACCGCTCTTTTTATTCTTCTTCATAAATTAGAAGAAAATCCGCAGTGGGCACTTCCGGAGCCTCAATACACTTGGGGCATACGAATATGTTGTTTTTGATTACGCGCACATTCAGATCGGGAAATTGATCGCCAGCCAAAACGGCAGCGGCAAAATTTGCCGGATGAACCGTTAGGTTTTTATACACATAAATTCTTAACTCATTCATAATAATCACCGTCCCCTTACATTATATATAAGTAGATACCTATATTATTTATCATTGCGCGACAATTGACAAGGCATTTTTATTTCCAGTAAAATTAATGTAATTTTACCAATAATTATATGTGTTGCAGGGGGTGTTGCAGTACCCTGCGGAAGCATTGAAAAATACACAAACGTTACAATCTTCCCAAGCTGGCAACGGGGGTTCGATTCCCCTCATCCGCTCCACTCTTATTCACAATTAGATGAATATCAACACGATCGTTGAAAATTACAACCTTTTCGACATAGGTCTGGATAATGCGTTTTTGCGCTTCCGGGCTTTTCTTTTTGACATCTCGATCTTTCATAATGTAATCATACATCTGCTTTTCGGTCAATTCGGTTGTTTCGGACAGGCTTTCAATATAAGCAATTTTATCTTTGCAGTAATTAATCCGCTCATAATGTTGATCCCCCTTTTCGATCATCCAAGGCTTTCCCTCTCCCGTTTCTATGAGGTTCAGAATATAATCGAGGCCTTTTTGCTCTTTCGCAAGTTCTGTTTTTAATGCCTGTAATTCCAACGCGGAATCAGAACGGTATTGAATTGAATGTGCTTTTAATTTTTGAACAAGTTCCATGACGTTTTTTTCATTAAAAAATTCATTTTCAAGATAGTCAATGACCATCGATTCAATATCATCTTTCTTTATTCCTTTCATAGAGCAAGTTTTGAACTTTTTCCGGTTAGAGCATTCATAGCCGGAATAGATACTATTTGTTCTGCCGGCTTTGCGGGTATTCCCGGTCATGTGCGCGCCACACTCCCCGCAAAAAATAATCCCTGAGAGCAGATAAATTCGTTTTGCACCTTTCGCAGCGTTTCGTTTTCTGTTTTCTTTCATTTTCTGATTCACCCTTTCCCATAAGTCCGGTTCAACGATAGCAGGAACTCCGTCCTCAACAATAATATGAGGTTCCTTTTGAACTCGTTTTGTCCCAAGAGGAACAGCAGTCTTACCGTACAAAAAAAGTCCTTTGTACTTTTCATTTTTCAAAATATCATGGAAACTATTCTGCGTAAATGCGCGTCCCCATTTTGTCCGATGTCCCTGTTTATTTAGCTTCTCTGCCATTTTTGTATAGCTTATGTCTTCTGCATACATCTCAAAGATTAGACGCACGACTGCAGCTTCTGAGGGGTTTATGACGTAATTTCCGTTTTCGTTGATGTTATACCCAAGTGGCGGGTTGCCGCCGTTATGTTTACATTGATGGGCGGTTTCGTTTTTTCCTTTTTTTACTTCGCGGGCAAGATTCTTTGAATAATACTCACTCATTCCCTCCAGTACCGATTCCAGAATAACGCTTTCCGGGCTACCGTCGATGTTTTCCAGAACTGAAACGAGTTGCACGCCGCGCTCTTTCAGTTTCCGTTTATAAAATGCGCTGTCATATCTGTCCCGGGAAAAACGGTCGAGTTTGTGGACGATGACCACATCCGGCGGGGCAGAATTGACGTCTTTAAACATTTGCTGAAATTGCGGCCTGTCGTCCGTTGTGGCAGACTTTGCTTCGTCGCGGTATATATTTGTCAGTACATATCCGTTTCGCTGGCAGTAGTCCTGTATGGCTCTCAGCTGTGCGTCAATAGATTCTTCCCGCTGATGATCCGAGCTGAAGCGGGCGTAGGCCCATGCGGTTTTCATTTTTTGTCACATCCTTTCTTAATTTTGGGTACAAAAAACCAGGGATTGCCATGCCCCGGCCGCGCGTGATACAATGAAGGTGCTAGATTCGGTTGTATCATATTGTACGGCCGTAGACATTGGCTCCCAGAGATGGGGGCTTTTGTTTTACTATTCTTTTTTTAACTTCTTTTGAGTCCGTTCTATTTGCTTTATGCTTTTCTCTGGTGTGGGAAGATCTTCGGGCATAGTGCCTCCGAGTTCACTAATTGTCTGCCTGACTTTTCTTCCGACTTCAAAATGTGTTTTATTTGCTTGGATTTTTTCTGAAATGTTTTCTCTGCGTAGCTTTTCATCTGTTTGGGTGGCTCGAAAAAGGTTTGCCGCAAGTTCAGTGCTTCCCATAAAATCAAGAATTTTATGGCTCTTTTTAAGCCCCTTTCGCGCGTGAATTTCTTTATTGCCAAGTCCTCCATAAAGCCCTTTATAACCTTCATTTTGAAAAATCGCATAATCGGTAGGACTTTCTACTCCAGCCAATTTTGCAGCTTCAGCAAGAGATTTATTATGTTCTATAAGCTCATTTCGAATAGCAAGACGTTTTTCATCTTCTGACATGTTTTTGAAAGCTTTACTTTCAGAGAGGGTAGTCATAATAACGTCATGTAATGTTGCTGTAGCCCATTTTCTGAATGCTGTAGCGCTTTTAGAATTAACTCTGTATCCCACTGCAATAATTGCATCAAGATTGTAAAACTGTAGATTCCTTGAAACATTTCTACCATTTTCATTTTGAACTACTCGAAATTTTCGAGTAGTTGAATCCTCTTGCAATTCCTCACTTTTGAAGATTTCTTGAAGATGATAGGCTATTGTGTTGCTTTCAACATCAAATAGATTCGCCATAACCTTTTGAGTTGTCCAAAAAGTATCGTCTTCAAACTTAAAAGGAAATGAGGGGTGATTTTCGTCTATTCTATAATAGAAAATAAGGTCAGTAGACATCGCGTTTCCTCCTTTTAATATTACACTCTGGATAAAATTTCATAATCCAAAATACGATATAGCCATTTAATCCCAATCTCCTGTTTTTACCTAATCATCTATCTCAATCCCAGAATCCCTGAGTGCCTCTCCTAGCTCCGCCTCTTGCCTGCCCTCGGAAACGGGGGCTTTTGTTTTAGTAAGCTTTAGAACAAACTATGCGGCCTGGGTAAAATCAACAATAGCAATTTCGGTTAAAGCGGTTTTTACCCGATCAACAATTCGCTCGATTTTTTCCAGAGTTGTGCCGCTCAAATATTCCTCTCCGCATTGTGAACACTTTTCACAAGGCACATTTTTAATAATAATATAGCAATTTTCATAATCAGTCATATACGTAGTGGTAGCATTTTCGATTGTGCCCTTACAATAAAAGCAGGCCATATTACTTCTCCTTCCTTCGGCAACGGGGGCTTTTACTTTATTGACTTTTCAGTGATATTTGCTATAATATACTTAACAAGACAGCCGACGAGTAGGCGCGAGCTACCCGCTCCGGCAAACAGTAGTTTTAAAGTAAAACCGCCTGTCCGGCCAAGAACAAGGCGGCTTTACTTATTTTTGGTGCAGATTCAGAATTGCAACGATTAAAAGACCAACGGTCAGTATAACCATGAACTCTTCATATGTACTCATAAGCATCATCCTTTCCGAAGTCTCGGAGCGGATAAGCACGCCTTGTCGGCTGCCTTATTAAATATATTGAGTTATTTGTCCCCGTTGCAGGGGGCGTGAATTAAACACTGACGGCATGAAGCTCATAAACCCCTTCATAGGTTTCCAATTTCAACAGGTCATTCTGGACAGATTGCACTGGGTAAATTTCTCCGGTATCCAGGTTAATATTGTTATCTTCTACCCAATAAGTCCCGTTGGTTGAATTAGAGCTACCATCATAGTAGGTAGAGCAGTAGAATTCTCCGTTATCAAGAAATTGGAATTCGATATATCCGCCACTGATCCAATCACCTTCCCACATGCCGATAATGAGGTTTTGTTTGTGCGGGGTAATGCTTGCGGTCGTGTGTTGCTCCTTTGTGGAAGAGACAGTTTTAGCCCTTTCTTTTGTTTCCGCTTTGTTCTGCGTTGTAGATTTTCCCACATTATCCATATATTCAATCTCATCATCTTGATTATAAAAGATGGTGTCGCCATCTACCTGAAGAATAAATACCTGTGTTCCATCTTTAGGGCACCGGATTAAAAATTCATGGTCGATGTCGGAACCCGTATCGAAAGTTGATTGAATATAGATAATTCCATCGACCTCCCATTCTTTGTAATCCATAATATGAATGTTCGCATCTGGATTATAAGTTTGTAGTGTTTGGATTGCTAGATCCATATATCCTTCCGTATCAGCAGTATTTTCCTGTGTAGTTTCATACTTCTCAGGATTTTTACTCATCTCATTAATCCCAACGACTACGCCAAAAATAAATAGTGCGATAATTATAAGCCCTATTATACATCCGATTCTAGGTTTCTTTTTAGAATGGGGTGTTTCAATTTTTTGATTATCAATGGTTATTGTGGTAGAATCAACAACTTCTTTCTCGTCTTTATTGGAAGTATCTTCGATTTTGCAGCCACATTCAGGACAAAATTTCATGCCTTCCACTTTTTCGCCACACTTGGGACAGAACTTCATAAAACTTTCCTCCTAGATAAAATATAATTATCCCAATCCCCCATTTTGTTCAATAAATCAATAGTTGAATTAATATTGCACATACTACTCTCATAGGAGGGTAGTATGGAAATATTGATTTACGATGCAAGGAAGTCAAAAGATATTTCCTTGCATGAATTGTCTAATCTGACCGGTATTGGGAGTAGTACACTAAACCGAATCGAAAATAAGATTACGTCACCAACTCTCGATCAGTTAGAATTAATTGCAATAGCGTTAAATACCAAAATTACCGCATTATTTCTGTCAAAGTACAAATGACCTATCTTTTATAGATTCAATTCCTTGTGCAAAAGGTGCATTTTTTATCCATTTGTACCGATATTGGGAAACCGTTCCTGGGTTTAACACAGACCCCATTTTTTGTGATACAATCCGATCAAAGATACAGCAAAAACAAAATATCAGTATTGTCAAACGCGAACATATGTTCTATAATGTTCTTAGTTATCTTCGGCGGACATCCTTTGGGGAGGTGCTACATCATGGACTACAAGAAAGCTATTATCGACTTACTAAACAAAGCAACAGATGAAGATGTTTTAGAACTCATCTATAGATTCTGTCGCAAGCTGATAGGCTAGGGGAATCAGTTACCCCTGGTCTTTTTTGTTAGCTAAATCAACTGCAATTTTTTCGAGCACCTTCCATTCGTCCTCTGATAGCTTAGCAAGAGATTCTATTAATCTAGTTTTAAAAGAGTCATCTTCCTTTATCAAATCTCCTGCAAAGTCTGTTATGGTTTGGTTTCTGTTTAACTTTCGAAAAGGCTCCCCTTCGCCTGTTCTTAACCATTCTTCATTTACATTAAACTCTCTGCATATAGAAAGAATCATTTGCTCTGTTAAGTTCCTGTTATTGTTTTCAATGTTTGATATTGCAGTTTTTCCAACACCTAACGATTTTCCAAACTTTTCAAGCGTCATATTTAACTGCTTTCTTATCTCTTTAACGCGTTCTCCTTGCGTCATTGCTCTCACCTCTTTCTGAACAAATAATAACATTAAACGAATCATAAGTCAATAAAAAAGTCCACATAGAAAACATATTCTTCTTGACTTTGTCCTCTTAGTGAACTATAATGTTCATAAAGATAACAAAGACGGGAGGTGAGTACATGAGTGACAAAGAAAAAGAAATTATCGAAACGATGGCCGAAGCGCTTCCGAAGATGAGCGAAAGAGATAAAGGGTACTTTCTTGGATATGCTGAGGCGATGGCAAATCACAAAGATTGTGGCGAGAGCAGTGAACATGATAACTTAGGCAAACAGTCAGAACCCAATAAAGCGGGATAGGAAGATGGGATAGTAGTACTGGAAAGGAGGTGAAAGAGGATGTGGATTTCAAAATCGGAATGGTATGCACTTCTTGAAGCTCTTGCCAATGCAGAAACTGTGCTGGGTGCATTTTCCAGAATGGTAAAAAATAAAAAGCTGACTGTTATGAAGTACGACTGCGCATATGGGGAACCTCTGAGAGTGGAAGTCCTTTTATCTTTATCCGCCCACGAGTGGTCTCAAATTGAAAACTCAAAAGAGTGGGGGAAGATAGTGAAAACTTATCTGGAAGGGGAACACCAAGCCAAATAGACTTTGCGCTTAAAGACGGTATATCGAATGGAATTTCATCTGTTTCCGTTTTCCCGTTTGGATGGGGAAGCGGCAAGGGATCTTTAGAAGCAGTCATTTTGAGAGGATTCCCGCCTTCATAGATAGCGATGCTTGTGATTGAGAGTGGAAGCGTAGATTGGTTCCGCAATATGCACTTAAGAAAAAAACCGTTGTCAGTATTTTCGATTTTACAGATATAGATTTTCAAATGTTTCCTTTGGCGAATATAGGTATAGATTGCGCCAAGTGCTCCGATAAGAGCTGTAAGGAAGGTGATATTTTCTTTTGTTAGTACATCAAAAATAGCTGGCATAGGTGAAGTCCTTTCAAATTCATTTTATGAAATCATAGCACAGAATTAAGAAAAAAGGAATGAAAAGTGCTGGAGCAGGAGGGAAATAAAGTGATGACAGTATTAGTAATTCATAGAACCATTTCAATACTGATCCTAATAGTAGGATTTGCATATAGTGCATATAAGGTCTGGGGAAAACACATCTGTGACATCTATGACGTGCTAAGCCTTGGATTCATGTGGTTTTCAATAACCAATATGACGATTTATGCGGTAGCGTTATGAAAGGAGTTAACACAATGGCACATGAATGGGAATTGGAAGTAGTAAAAGATTGGACAACGAATCAAATTAAAAATCGGATCTGGGCAGCTGTAAGCTGCGGTCAGCCGATACCCGGATGCGTTTCAGTAGAAGCGTTGAGGGCGGAGCTGATTAACAGAGGCGAGGAGCCAGTTGGATATCACAATACATAGGCGAGGAGGTGAATCACATGTTACTGAAGAAAGTTTTATCTATCGACCGACAAACCGGAGAGCTTCTGGCAGAGAGATACACAGGAGAAGCAGATATGTCAGAGGAACGATTCTGGAAGCCGTTCGTTGAACTATATAAAGAGGATATGGAGAAGCTTGCAGAACGAATCGCGAAAGGAGGTACGCAATGAGGCGGTTATTACCTGAACTTATTTTATCCCTGCTCTTCGGCATCCTGGTCCTGGCCGCGGCACATTACCAGCGCGGGTACTGGGCGGTTGGTGCGGAGGTGGTGCTGCCGATCGCACTACTCATCATATTGCTAAGAACAGAAATAGAAATTTAGGGGAGGGAGTAAACATGGAACAAATTTATCAGAAGAAAGAGGCCTTTGTTAAACGGGTAAAGCTGGCGTTAATCGCAGATGAAAGGAGTAATATAGCAGACATTACGTATCAGAGAAACGAACAGGGTTTGGAAATCATAATGGTTTTGTTTAAACTGGGAGGATTTCGCAGAATTAACGTAACCGGAAACAGCAACGGTGCGAACTTCATGGAAATTGGAAGAGCGGTTTATGAAGGAGGTGCGAGAGGTGAAATTTACAGGTAATCCGCTACAGTGTCCGCGCTGTGGAAACACGGAAATCGAGCCAGATCATCATTACTGTACGATCTGCGGATTGCGGATAAAAGAAAATGCTCCCACAGGTGCGGCAACACCAATACGGGGAGCACGAGAAACTTATCACTTACAGAATAAACCAAAGAAGACGGTTTGTCAAATGGAGAAGAAAAATGAGCAAAACGAAAATTGAAGGCGATTATCGTCAATTTATGGATAAAACATATATCGGTGAGTGGGACTTGCCGGAAAGCGAGGATTTGACGGTGGAAATTGACCACGCAGAAGTGAACGAGGTCAAAAACGAACGAGGAACACAGGAGAAACTGTGTCTGCATCTCAGAGGAGGATACAAGCCTTTGATCCTGAATGCAACCAACGGAGCCAATGTATCCGAAGCTTTAGGGACAAAGGATGTGGCAAAATGGCAGGGCAAAAAAATTATTTTGTACCGGGAAAAGGTATCTGCCTTTGGAAAAACAACGATGGCGGTCCGGGTAAGGACGTACGCGCCAAAAGAAGAGATTTTCTGTGAGGAATGCGGAGGGGGAATTCGGGCAGCGCACGGGAAAAGTCCGCGGCAGCTTGCTGCGTACACAAAAGAAAAATATGGGAAAGAACTTTGTGCAGCCTGCGCGACAAAGGCGGCGCAGAAAAAAGAAGAACAGGAGGCCA